GAAAAAGTTTCACTCAAAGAAATATACGGAAAAAAAGTTAAGTAAAGATTCCGTTAACATAAGAACTTTTATAAGGGGCGCAGGAATAAAACTGCGCCCTACTTGTTTTTATAATTTGTTCTATAATCTTGTTTTGAACAACATCTACAGATATAAAAATCATATCTTCATCTTCTAAGAATGAATAGTCAAATTCAGCAGCGTCACAACAATGAATTTGTAATGCTTCTTTAGCAGGAGTTTTATCAACAACTATTCGAGCAAGTTTAGCTCTTTTTTCTGATATTTCTATTCCATGATAATTAATATTTGGATACCTACGATGCATATCAAATAAAGAGTAGGGATATAACCCACAACCTACTAAAACAATATTTATACAACTATTAAGTTTTGCTTTAATTTTATTATCTAAAATAGTTTTGTAGATAAATGATTGATTAAATTTGACATTATAAAGTCTTTTTAAATCATTATCTAATTGTGCTTGAAGAACAAGTTTAAACTCTCCGTCAGCAATATTATCTTTCCAGTTCTTTATTTTTTTCTTAATATTGTTTTCTGTGTATTTTGTAGATTTCATTTGCTGAGTTTTTAGCTCCATCCATATTAAAAGTAAACTTTTTAGGTTTTGTTTTTAAGACTTCTTTAAGAGTATCTGTGAGGTGATGAAACTCCTTATTATTTAAAACTTTAAAAAATTCATACGGCTCAAAAACGTAGCAACGAACAAATTGTTCTAATTTTTGTCCGTCTTGTCGAGGAACAAATATTGCAGGCACACTACTTTTAAGTACTTCCATAGTAGTGTTATATCCTCCATAAGTGATTATTGCTGCACAAGACTGAATTTTTTTACTTAAATCAGGGATATATTCTACAAAAATCATATTATCTCTTATTGAAGAGCCAGTTTTGAGGTACTTGTTTGCTACAGGCATAACAAAACGATAATCCGGAAAGTTCTTAGCTATTTTAGTAATCTCTTTAAAAAGTAACATACCTTCTTCTTTATTAAGTCCAGTAGTTACATATATTATATTATTTTTTTTATAATGAGGTTTTAAAGAGTCATCACATACATAACCTGTATATATTATTTTATCTTCTATATCTTTTATTATATCATTTGAGTTTGAAAATCTAGTTCTATCACTTTGTAATGGAAGAATCTTCGGATCTCCATGAACTAAGATTTTTTCCGCATAATATTTACAAACTAGATTTTGAGTATAATTTACCCAATCTTGAAGAGAGTTTTCATGTGGATCATCCCAAGGAAAATCTCTGACTGATATTATTATTTTAATTCCACGTTTTTTGCACTCTTCAAAATATTTAAAGTATTCAACGGAAAATTGCTGTCTACAAAAGGGAAAACCTTCACATACAAGAGTTTCTACTTTATTCTCATCTAGAACTTGTTTAAATCTTTCAATTCTAAAATTTATTAGATTTTCAGACATTACAAATCTAGAAAGAGATTCACCTTCTGGTATTTTTTTATTTTCAAGAAAAGCTATGTTTTTAACTCCGTAATCAAAAGGAGGTTTAAATAATTGATCAATTACTAAACAGTCCTCAAGCTTTTGGGTTTTTTGCGCAATAAGTTTGATTCTATTGCTATGCCCAAGTCCTCTGTAGTATTGAGTTAAAAAAGCAATCATTTTCCAGACGGATTAAACCACTTTTCTGCAAAAGGAAAAATTTTACCAATTTCTTTTCCACATGCTTTTGCAATTTCGATATGTTCTTTTTGTGTTCCGTGTGCTGATCGTAAATCTACATAATGAATCCATGATCTAAGAGTACCGTTCATATAAAGACGAGATTGCATCATTCCTTCGGGTAGTACGGCTCGTGCTTGTTCTTTTGCAATACCCATTTCAAGAGCCCAATTATAAGACTGTATTGCCGCTAATTTAACTTTATCTTGTTTAATTAACCAATCTTCTTGAAGGTTTTTATCTTCAGTCTCAATTGAGTTTTGACGATTCTTAGTGTCTTGTAATCTAGCTTCCCGATTAGTCCAACCTAAAGAATCTTCTGGGTTGGCATATCTCTGAGAAAACTCTTGAAAAGAGAAAGATCTATGACGAAGAATTTGCCGAGCAATATCTCTGGTTGTCTCAACTTCCATACAAACAGAAACCATCTCAAAAGGAGACCAATGGTTTTCTCTAATTAGATACTTTAGTAATTTTTCAGATGTTTCTGTACTCATTTGATTATCAGGATTTGATACTCTAGCACAATATGCCACTAGATCTTCTGCATTATCAACGCCAATCATATCAACTGGCTGTGAGTAAGATATTAATCTAACTTTCATGTATATCTCCGATTATATTTTTGATAACATCTCTCTCATAATTCTGACTGTCTTTAGAGATGGTTTGATTATTTTTTTTAATTTTATTAATAAAAGATTTTGATGATCCCATTTTCCAAGGAGATTCTTCTATCTGATGAACCCATTTTATTACCATTTTTGGCTGTTGTTTTACGCTAAAAAGTGCTATTTTTTGAGCAGGGTGTATGGTTCTAACTTCTTTTGATTTATTTTCAATTAAAATATATATTTCATTTCTAAACGTGTAAGGAAAATAAGTTACTCCATCAGCTTGTACTAAGCCTTGTTCCCATAATAATGATGTCAATGACCTAATTTCTATTTCAAATCTTGGACTTAACAATTGAGGGTAAATACCCGTAGGAATTGGAACTATCTCACCCGGCTTTAATATTACATCATCTTCTACTGCAGCTCTTACATGAAATGACGGTTCTAAATGATTATACTCATTAAAAGCCCAATTAATGTTAAATCTATCCTCAAGGCGTAATGCAGTAGAACTTTTTTCTATATTTATTTCACAAATTAACAAGTCTTTCAATAGGATCTTCCCCTTCTTTTCCTGCGCATATAGCTTCAACACAGTATTTTTTAAGATTAATTAGTTTTTCATTTCTTATTAATTGAGCTTTTCCTGCATTAAGATTTTGAATGTATTGAGACTTTCCTTTTATAGGTAATGCCTCTAATAGATTATCTAAAGTTTTGTACTCACGGGCTAAAGCTTGAGCACGTTTTGGTCCAATGCCTTCAATTCCTAAAATATTATCTGATTTATCCCCCTCAATGATTCTTGAGAGCATATATTCTGAGGGATTAATTTCAAAATCTTCTTGTAAGGTTTGAAGTGTAACTTCTTTACGACCAAAAATATTAAAAATAGAAACATTATCATCAATGAGTTGATACAAGTCACGATCTGAGGAAATAATCCATGTATGATCATAACGATCAGACATATTTTGCGTAATCCAAGCTAAAATATCATCAGCCTCTACACCACGAAACTTAAGAACTTCTTCATCGAGTTGTTCAGGAAGAGCGTTTAAAACAGCAAAGAAATCTTCATATTTTTTAATCTCTTCTTCCTCTTGTGGTTTTTTACGTGTGCCTTTATATTCTTCATGCATATCCATACGATAGTATGATTTGCCAAAGTCAAAACATACAATAGTACGCGCTGCTTCATATGATTTTGCCAGTGATTGGATAGTTCTGATGAAATCTGCATCGAATGACGCATAATTAGGACGCTGAAGCCAACGATATGAAAGGTTATTTGCGTCAACAATTAGTAGGTTATTGTAAGTTGAATAGTCTGGAGCTTGCAAGTCTGCAAGATCATTCCAAGATTTAGTCATAGTTATCTCCTGTGTTTATAAATAACTATATCAAAACTTTAGGCTAGAAGCAATAATTTTATGTAATTCTATTGCTAATAAAAGATTACCTCTTGCAGACATGTGACAATGTGAGGTTCCTATATCAAGTGGATTTGGGTTAATTTCTAGTCCCTCCCTCAACCTTTCATGATTTGAGTTAGTCACATGAAAATTAGTAATATACTCAAGATTTCCAAATGATTTATGTTTATGATGCTCATCCCAATATACATTCAAAACTTTTTTGTCTGATAAAAAGTTATTTGTTTGTTTATACATCGAAACATTGTATTTATTTTTTGCAAAAAGATTAGGTCTAGTAAAATCAGTATGAAATATAATATAAAAATCATAGATTATTGAAGAGCTTAATAAAATAGTTTCGGCAATATCTCCCATGCTAGCACAAGAAATGCCATAAGAGTGTGTCTCTGCGCTTAATAAGTTAGCTAAAAAATACTGCCATGTGGTTTCGTGGTTGAAAACAGGTTCTTTATGTCCGTGCCAAATTTTTTTTCCTACTTGAGCATTTTCTGCTAATTGAGCAAAACTATCACCAAAAATACCTATTTTATATTTTGAATTATCAACCTTAATAATATAAGGTAGGTCTACTCCGTTAGGACTCATCCAAGTTTTTTTTATATGCATCTAACCAATCATCAAGTTTTGTTACTTTGAACTGACATCCAAAAGATTTAACTTCAATATAAAACGGAACTTCTAAATCATCATCAAAAGCAACAAAATCTTTTGATCGATTCCAACGAAATATAAGAAGTGGTTTCTTTTTCATTACTTCTGCTTCACGTACTGTTTGGCGCCAGAAATTTAGTATGTCAGTAGTTTTAGAAGTAAGAAGATTATTCCATTGTAAATCTTTATAATGTTTACACTCTGTAGCATAAGGCCACCAAGCCGTGTCATGAGGTGTCCATATATCTCCTTTAAGATAGTCTATTGCTCCTGATAACGGAACTCGTCTAAATTCTATACCAAACTCTGCTGTAAGTCTTGTAGCAATTTTTTGTTCATAAGCTGAACCTTTAGCTTTACTTTTATTATGTGCCATTTAATATTCTGTAAATGTTATTTTGAGTTTTAGTATGATTATCATTTAAGATTTTTAAATTATGATCAAATATTGGTTTAAGTTCTTGTATTTGTTTTTCTAACTGGTCAAAAGGTATTTCAGATAATCGTTTGATTTCTGCAAAAATCATAGTAAGTCTTTTTCTCTGATCTTCTTCTTTATCATAGTTTTCATTAATAAACTTAGGAAAAGATTTAAAACCTAATTTGCGAAAATATTTTAAAGCATGTGGGTGAGAAATTAAAATAAAGGGTACTTTTGCTTCAATACACCTGTAAACTTTTTCTGATATGTGTCTCCTATCTGAATTAGCTACTATTTCGCCCTCAAAAATAATATGTATTAAACTTTTTTCAAGTGTTTCCTCAATATTTAATAAATTGAATGTTTTTTCAAAAGAAGAGAAATTAAGATTAGAGTCATAAAAAACATTATTTGATCGACCTTTAAGGTATTTTTTAAAATCTTTAGCTTGATTTCTAGCAGAAATGTATATTTGTTCTATTATTTTAGTTTTTTCTAAAAAAGACAAAAATAAAAATCTTGAATTACACTCATAGTACCTATTTAAAAAACAAGAAAATTTTTTATGTTCTTTGTTTTGTAAGTATTGTTTGTGTGTGTCATCAACTCCCCATATGTGTCCATTATTTCTCTCTAAAATACACGAATCATAAAATATGATATTAGGTATAGAACTTTCATGCATAACACAATAAATAAATTCAGGAGTTTGTATGCTTGCTATGCTTTCAAATTTTTTGAACTCTTCCATATCTTGAAAAAAAGGTTCATATATAAATACAATTACCTTACCCTTCTTAAGCCAGATCTGCTGTTGTACTTTTTTAGGTAATTTATTCTCTATTTGAGTAACAGAATTTAAAAACCATAAATTATTTATAAAAACTGGATATAACCAACCAGATTCTTCTTCACAAAAATAAGAAGGTTTAAATTTTACTTTGTAATTAGAAAATGTTTTTTTAAGAAATCTTTCATAAGTATTCTGACCTGATGAAGGTAAAGGTTCTTCTGATAAATTAGGTATTAGTCCTTTATCTGGATCAATTTTATCAAATAGAAAGACTATATCATTACTCATTTATTTTTTCTCTAACTAAATCTAAAGTAACACAATGAAATCCTCCAGCTAATAACCTGTCGTGTCTTAATTCTAAAGGTATGGTATTAATACCTGCTTTATTAAGTTTATCATGTACTTCTTTTTGTTTTCTATCAACTATAGCAAGTGATGGAGAAACACTTAGCATATTAAGACCGATCCATTCAGATGCGCCCCATGGAAGTCCAAAATTAGTATTAGATTTTTTACATTCTTCTATCCAAATCTTATCCCACTTTTTAAATATTTCTGGCTCATTTGATAAATTAACTCTACTTGCATTATAAAGCACTAAACCTTCTCTAAGAGGTATAATTGTAGAGTCTAAATGCGAATAAGAGTAAATGCTATCATATGTTTTAATATTGTATTCAGGTAAGACACTTTGTAACCACTCACTACCTAATAAATTACCTGTATTACTTATTTGATATATAATGTCGTTATTTACTCTGATACAGTTTGCTGCTTCAAACAATATTTCAATATTGTTTAATGAAGGCACTCCATTAGTATCTTCTTTATAGTTATGATCTTCAAGAATAGGAGTTGGAGCTTTAAACCACTTATATCCACGTTTCCATAGGTCCATAAAGATATGCCTATAACCCCAAGATTCAAATTGTCTATTCCAAATTGGAGACGGAGCTTCTAAAATGGTATCACCTATTATTAGGTGCATATCTCTAGGAGAGTAATAATGCCAATTTTTACCAAACCAGCTGGGTGATTTAATGTCTTCTTTAGCCCATTTAGTATTAGGTCTATGAACTTTCACACCAAGACTTTCTAAACAATCAACTAGAGTTTGTAAATCCTCGTTTTGTTCTTCAATTATTTGCTTAGGGTAGTACCCTGATTGGTTTTTTACGTAGGATTCTTCATATTCAGGAAAATGACATTTTAGAACAGATATATTAGGATCAGGTATTGTAGCAAAATCTGCTGTCCCAACTATTATCTCTTTTAATGTATCCCAGTCATTATCACATCTCATATGACATTCTTCCATCCCAAATTCTTGAAAAACATAATCTATTAAATTTTCTACCTCTATTGTATTCTGGATATCTATTATTCTTATCTATCCCAAAGTAAACACAGCTTGTTGGAGTAAGATCAAGATTATTACAAAATTCTAGTTGTTTTTGTCTATACTTTTTATATATATAATCAGGTTCGAAATGTTTCATCATTTCATTACCTACATAAATACTTAACATATTTAAATAATTATAATTGGTTTCATTGATTACGTATAAAGGATCTTCAAACATAGTTTTTTGAAGCCTTATACCAATTCTGTGATTTTCTAAAGGAAATACTTTAGAAAGAGAAGATACAATGTATTCTATACATGGATGATTTAAGTTAATTTCTATATTTATAGCTAAATTAATATAGGCTAAATCCAGTAAAACAGGAATGTTTTTATCATCACACTCAGTAAGAATTTCTTCTAAATTAGGGTAAATTTCACATGTGTCTGAGAAAGGAGCACTAATTACTAACGCATCTCCCTCTGCTAACTCTTCGTCCTCTAACCAAGCAAATCTATTAGAATAATATAAAGATTTAGTCATTTGATGGTAGAAGTATTCACCTTTAGCTAATCTTAATCTTTTATTATTAAATCTAATGTAAAAATGAGAAAAAGATTCTGTTGTACCATGAGTAAAACAGGCATATTTGTATTTATTTATACCGTGTAGTTTATGAGGTGAAGAAAGAAAATTTTTATATATTTCAAAATAGTTCCTCTTTAGTGATTCAAAATCATGATTAAAAACAGCATAGTTTTGCACTAAAATATTTCTTTGATAGATAGTATCTTCATCATAGACACTATACGCTCCACCAAAAGGTTTATTTTTGTTATCAGGTAGATTAGTATATCTAACCATTTAGTCCTCCCAAGAATGTTTTCCTTTTTGTTTACAAGCAAACTCTAAGTATGTGATTATATTATTTATATTGTCTTTCGATAGTTTAATCATTTCATTAACAAATACAATTTTAATATTATTATCAAGCGCTATTTCTAAATAACGATTACGTAAATCTTTATTATCGGGTAAAGAGTATATACTAAGCATGATAATATTTTGTTTTTCTTTGATTAAATCTTCGAATATCGGTAAGTGCTCAAGATGTTCATTTTCAAATGTGTATCCAGAATAATCAATATTGTTCTCTTTACAGTAATCTACAATATATTTACGTTGTATATGAAGTGGTATGTGCTTATCAAAAGAACTATTATTAGAAAGATAAATCGTAGCATTTGTAGTTTTTACTTTTTCTTGTTTATAGTCTCGTGGTAACCTAAAGAAACCTCCTGGGTATCTACCGCCATACTCTTCATTTTCGACTAAAATATGCCAGTCTATAGACATTCGAGTAATATCTGTTTCATTATTTAGATTACCATGAATATGTTCTTGATGAAATAAATGAGCTTGCCCAGGATCAAGAGTTACAGGAAATGCTTTTTCTATAATCGTCTTTTCAAAACTCTTTTGTGATATTTTACTTCTAACAGCATTTTTTGTTATGTTTTTTGAATTATTGTAGTCTACAATCCACATTGAGTTAGTATCATAACATTTAGTCAACGGCATCCAGATAGTTCCTTGACCTCTGCCATTGTTGTAGAAAATACCTTGATGAAAATGCAGTCTACGTCCAAGCCTTTGTTGATTAGGAACTACAAGATTTAAGGTGGGAAATCTTTTTATTAAGTAACGATGATTATTGATAAGTGGTTTAATATATTCTTCAGCAAAATCGTCAATCATGCTACTAAAAGCTTCATCAGCAAATGATTGTTGTACCGAGTCTGTTATTTTTACTATTTCTGAGGGATTCACAAACTTGTGGATAGTAGATAAATCACTAACACTTGGGTATTTTTCTCGTATGATCTTTAAAACCCATTGAGGAAAGTTATATCTTTCTAAATTGTAGTTTAGAGTTTTATTTTCCCAGTTATCTATATATGAATTATGCATATCCCATTTTATATTTTGCTATGATGTAAGACTTAAGAAAATCACTTCTTACGATATCATCAATCATAAATTCTACAGTTTCAAACTCTTCAATATGTTTTAATATATTCATAAAGTTTACTATACCTCGTTTATCATTCTCACGTGTTAAGTCAGTTTGCGTATAATCACCACAAAAAATAATCTTTGAATTTTTTCCTATACGAGTAATTATACTATCTAATTCATGAAAGTTCAAGTTCTGACATTCATCCACAATCACTACTGAGTTATTTATTGTGATGCCCCTGATGAAAGAAGTACTCATAAACTTTACGTTTTGTTGTTGTTTAAGAGCATCATAGGCATCTCTAATACCAAAAAGCTCCCGACAGATGGATCTGTAAGGAGCTTCGTATATTGATACCTTTTCTTGCTCATCACCAGGCAAAAATCCCATATCTCTTGTAGAGACTACAGAACGAACAATAA